TTGTGCGTATATTACATTTGTTCAGCATGGCAGGTGTTGCAGAGATCATGTGCCAGTACGGTGCTGGCGACAAGGTATTGCAGTTGGAACAGTTTGACACTATGGGATTCCACGAGTATTATGGCGTTACAGAAACTTTCAAAGACTTGCAAAGTCTGATCAAAAGGGCAGAGGACATACAGACATCATATGACAAGATAGTGATACATGACTATTCAGAGTTTAAATTAAATTTTCCAAAAAACAAAGTCGTGCTGATATTTCATGGCTCAAAGCTAAGAAGCATGGAGCAGACAGAGGTAGAGGCAGTAAAGGAATATCCCTGCTTTGTCACGACTTCTGACCTGCTAGAGAAACTGCCATTTGCAATACACTTGCCAGCTCCTTGTGACAGGGAACTTTTCAAAACTGATGTTGAAGGTTATGGATGGATAGCAATCAACAGGTCCTATCAGAGAGACATTGTAGAAAAACGAATCAGGGAAAAGTACCCTGACATACAGTATTACGAACGCAATCCTGGAAACATCATAAGATACGAGGATATGCCTGATTTTTTATCACAGTACAAGCATTATGTTGACTGGAAATTTACAAATGATGCCGAACCTGTGTCTTTGCCTGATCCGTCTTGCACAGGAATACAGGCTTTGGCATTGGGATTGACAGTTCATGACAAGGATGGAGGTACTTTGTCTCCACATTTACTTCTCATTCATGATGCAAAAAGAGTATGTGAGAGGTTTATTGATGAAATTACTTGAGGGGTTTATCAACGGCTTGAAAAAATCATTTTCTGGAAAAGACTATCTCAGAGAAATCAACACTTGCAGAAGATGTGGCAAGCCATGTTTCTTTGACTCATGTTTGACGTGCGAAGTAGAGGAAGCATATCGTGGATGGGAGAGGACAGGCAAGCTTTGAACTGTGCCAGATGTGACGAGGTAATGAACAAGATGACAGTCTGTCATCAGATATGCGGAAACTGTGGTTCTGTAGTTGACTGTAGTGATGGTGTATATGACTAGAACCAGAGGACCTGATCTTTCAAAGGAGTTTCACGATTACATATTCAATCAGTGGATGTTTTTTAGCGAGAACGCATACGGGATTGCAAACAAGATAAACAAAGATACAGAACTTATGTCAAAGTTTGGCAAGACAAGCCCTGCTGGAGTACACTACCATATCAAGCAGATTGAAAAGGATCTGGAAAACAGCATATCAGAAGATGCTATGGACACGTACATAGGAGAGTTTATGAGGGCAAGGACAGGATTTGAGCATGACGTTGCTGACATTCAAACCATGATGTCACATGAGAAAGAAAAAGGATTGGATGACATGGACAAGGAGCTGTATCTAAAGATGGCAAGATTCAGACATGAGATTAAACTGGATTCATTTAAGATGTTGCAGGACTCTGCATTACCGTTGCAGGTCAAGAAACTAAAGATGGAAAGAGAGAAGCTTAGACCAGCAAAGCCAATGCCAAAGGTAGAGGATCATGGGGTTAGCCAGTAAGAACACTTTACAAATAATATCAAATGCAGCAACCAGAGATGCACCTACAGTACCTCTGACATTCTGGTGCAAGGACTCATTGTCACAGTCTGCTGATTGCTGTTTTTGGCACTACATATTCTATCCCAATGGCGGTCCAGAACGTGACGGCATATATCATCCATGCTATAAGTATGAACAGGAGATACTAGACAAGATGCAGATGGAAGAACTAGAACAAGACAGGACAAATCCCTGCAAGTGGTTTTGTGTTTACAAGGCGACAGGACTTGGCTTGACAGAGTTTGTGTTGCTGTGGGTAGTATGGAAAAGCCTGACAGACAGCTGGTTTAGCGGAAAGGAAGCCATGATAATTACAGGACCTAACGTCGACCTGGCACAGGACTTGATACTCAGGGCGAAAGGCTTTTTACAGAAGAAAGGTTTGGGATATGTAGATCATGGAGCATACGAAGTCGACATTAACGGAAGCAGAGTTAAATGTTATCCCTCGAATAACATCCATTCAGCTAGAGGTAAACCAAAGGTTAGTGTCTTTTTTGGCGACGAAGCAGCTTTCTTCAAACTTAGAGATGATTCAATCGTTAGAACCGTCGGAGAGAGATATATTGGAAAGTCAAATTCTTGGGTTATTTGGGTATCTACAGCAGGAGAGGAACCGAGAGGCTTTTTTTACGACATTATGCAAGAGCCTGCAACAGGATCAGAAAAGACAATATACGAAAGATTCCATTTCTATGTTGAAGCAGGTCTTAAAAAAGATACGCAAACTAAAACATCTATCTTCACGCCATCATACTTAGAAAAGGCTTCACAGGCAAGAAGCTACGAAAGGGAGTATCTTGGAGTATGGGGTAAGAACGTAGGAGACATATTCTCTCCAGAGGGCATAGAGCTTTGCTGCGGAACGGAATACGAATGGCAAAATGATGACGATACCAACGACAGGGTTATTGGCATAGATCCAGGATTCGGTTCTTCAGAGTTTGGAATATGCATAATGCAAAAACGCAAAGGCAAAAAGTCAGTCATCTATGCAGATGCCTTTGAGAGAGCCAGCTACATTGACATTATCAACAAGATCAGAATGTTGTCTGAAAAATACAAGACAAAGCGTATGTTTGTAGACGGTTCTTGGACAGAGGGAATAAGGGATCTCAGAGACAAGTACAGAATGAACGTACAGGCTATATCGTTTGCACAGTACGGAGAGAAGATGCTAAACTATGCTGCAAACAACATAGACTTTCAGAACGTAGAGATTCATCCGTCATTTAAGAAACTGAAGATGCAACTGATGACAATCAAGTTCAGCAAGAAAGGCGGAACGGACAAGACAAGACAGAATCCGTTTGATCTTGGAGATGCGTTTCTGCTTGCACTATACTATTACAAAATGGGATCAGGAACTCTTGCTGGAGTGGGATAAACGCTTTAGTCTTAATGTGTTTTCTAACTTGTCTTTTACCTTTGAGCCAAATCTAGGCAACTTGCGTTCTCTTTTGGTTTGCTTTGGCTTGCTAAAGTCTGCTACAAATGCCTTGTGATCCCCTACTGTGACAATAGGCGTAATGCCTTTCATCAGTGCAACATATAATATGACGTTAGGATCAGTGTTTGCCCTTAGCATATTCATACAAACCTCGTCAGGCAAGTGCATTGGAAAAGTACATATCTCATAAATGTGATTTTGTTGCAATTCATCCAACTGTTCGTTACGAACCATAGGATATTCAGGTGCAGGAGTATGTGCTGCCAGCATATACTTTCTATAATAGCTTATAATAAATAAAGTATATGGTTTTGTACCTAAAAATGGACCAGAACGTTTGGGGTCAGCGAGACTTTACTGACTCTGCAACATATGACTTGTCAGGAACAGTATATGATGACAACAGACTGACTACGCCAAGAGACATATCAGGATTTACAGGTACATTCAGAATAGTAGACAACAGAGGAGAACTTATATTTTCCAATCAGCAAAACGTCACACTAAATGCAGACGGAACATTCTTTGTAAGGTTTGGAGAAGGACTAGCTCCTGTTGTGACAGGAACATACGTAGTTAGGCTAAGATTAGAGGTAGCAGGTACAAGATTAACCTGCGTAGGTGTTAACGGTTCTGATCAAATATACTTTGAACACGATTAGTAACATTTTTATTATATTTAATTGTAAAAAACATGATCGTATAAGGCTAGAACTTTGTGATAAGAAAGGAGAAACCTTTCAAAAGCAAGCAAGGTACTTGAAATTACCTAATTGATGCCTTAAATTACTTCACTTTATACAAAAACAACTACAAAATGCTACATGGCAGACATTTTTACCGTAAATAAGGCTGTTTCTGACTCAAAAACACCTGTTTTACCCAAAAACACACCAATAAAAGAGAAATATGAGGGTTCTATCAGAGTTATTGAGGCATTTAATCACAAAAGTGAGGTAAATGAGTCAGATTATCAAGATGAACTGTCTCCAGACAGACCATTTGTTGAAACTATTAACGCAATTAACCAAGATCCTAGATTAAACTTGTCAAACGAGACATATATTCAAATGATACTCGGAAAAGGACTAAAAATAACTGCAAAAAAGGAATCTGTAGCAGATATGGTCAACGAATGGCTTGAAACAATCAACTGGGATGAACAATTAGAAGATGCACTGTATTCTTATCTGGGATGTGGCAATATGTTCTTTGAACATGACCCTAGCTACTCAGAATGGATAGAGGTTCCAGTAACTACAGTTGAAAGCATAGTAAGAGACAAGAAAGGTAATGTAAAATACTATTTACAGCACGTTAATGATCAGGACATCAAGCTAAGACCTTCTGAGGTATGTCATTTCAAACTAACCAACGTTGCAAGAGAGCCATTTGGCAGAGGATTGCACCATTCAGTATTATCAACTTACACTAATCCAGATACAGGAGAGATGTTTGATTCTCCATTGATACAGATGAAGAAGATGGAAGATGCCATGCCAAAGATATTTGAAGGTCATGCAGATCCTACAGTAATGTTCCACTTTGCAGATGCAGGAGAGCAGTTTATCAAGACTCAGGCAGATGCACTAAAGAAGATGAGACATGGATCAAAGATAGTTACAGACAAGGAGTTTGATGTCAAGATTATAGAGTCAGCAGGTAACAGCAAGTTTGAGGGTTACATTGACCACATACAAAGAGACCTGCTAGAACCAGGTTCTAAATTCCCATTACAGTTCTTCAACGCAGGATTTACTGCTAGAGCAGCATCAGAAAGTACAGATTCCGTACTTACAAGAAAGGTCAAAAGAATACAGTCAAGATTGGCAAACCAAATCAAGATGAAAATCGTAATTCCTTATCTTCAAAAACATGGCAAGAACGTAAAAGCAAAGGACATACAGTTGTTCTTTGAGACACCTCAGAAACAAGAGGCAACCATAGCAGATGTCACTACCTCATTTAGAGACAACCTGATCAAAAGATCAGAGGCAAGAAAGTGGTTCATTGGCAACACCAGCATAAACATAAACGAGGATGACATGGAAGATGAGCCACCTATAACGTCAGTAACTCCAACTAATCAGTTGCAAGATACAAGAGAAGAACCTGAAAACACTTCCGTTAAAGACAATGACACTAATGAAAAACTGTTGGAAATGGTAAACCTTAGAGAAGAACTAGACAGGGCAGAAAAGAGAAAGAACACTGAGGAAATATTGAACTTTATACGAGGTTTGAAAAATGATTAGGATTTACACAGATAAACAAACAGACAACCTTGTAGAATCAGTAGATCTAGGCAGAGTGTCATTAGGAGAAACTACCAAATACACAATGTATATGAAAAACACTGACACTCAATGGTCTGTTCACAACATCAAAGTAGAAAATGCAAACCCTGAATTAAGATTCGAGATACCTGACACCTTAAAACCAAACGAGGTACAAGAGGTATTTGTTTATTGGACTCCTAAACTAGACAGCAGAGAGCCATTGTTAACAAAGTTTGAATTTTCAGGCGACGTATTCATAGGATAATGCCTTATTCGTATCTGAGTTTCTCAGATGACTATATCTTAGATGTCACTCCTAAAGTTGACAAGCCAGGAAAGAAACTAATATCATTTCCAGAAACTCAGCACATACAAGGAACTATACAGCTACGAGGAACTACAAGACTTCCTGTAAATTCCGAACAGATAGTCGTAAGGGCAAGTGCATACGAAAGTACGTCACAAGCAGTATCTTATAAAGGCGTAGTCAATAGTATGCATACTATAGATACTGTCACAGGTTCAGGATCAAGAAATGTAAGATCAAATGCAACATTCATAGGTTCAAAATCAAAGAACATATCTGAATCAGTTACAATCAAAGGAAAGAAAGATTATGTTGTATTGATTAACAAGATAGAAGAAATCTTAGATCTAGAAGAAGATTATGACAATTATGATTGGGGAGACTTGGCATGACCAGACCACATTTAGAATTTTTAGCAGAACTCAACAACCAATCATTTTCACAAAATGAAGAATGGTTTGCTGAAGATTTACGAGTATATTACAGACCAAAAGAATGTGTAATGAGTATTGGTACTAATGGGAATAAAACAGTACAAATGACATTTGATTCAGGTTCTACATGGGTAGACTTTTCAACATCAAGAAAATTGGATTTTAGTGAGCAAATACACTTAGTTATCAGTGATGGGGATTTAATAAATTTTAGATCTACAGACGGTAATGGTATTACTGTTCAACATATGCACATATACTTTAAGGAGTTCTAAATACTTCTCTATATCACTTATGGAAGAATATTAGCATGGCAGAACGAATAGCAGGTATTGCATTGATGCCTAGACAGTCAAGAAACGGTGTATTTTATGACACAGAAGAACTAAAGAAATTTGACGGTAAACAAGTTCCATTAAGAGTAGAGCATGACAAAGACACTCACATAGGTCAGGTAACATTTACCTTTGATGAGGAGAAAAGTCAGGTAAAATATGAAGCAACAGTATTTGACTCTGAATGGCAAAGAAGATTAGAGAACGAACAGTATCAGGTATCAATAGGAGCATCAGTATTGGAACAACGAGAACTATGTGATGCTGTGAAAGCCAAATGCCTAAACGCACCTGTACTAGACGAAATATTAGAATTATCAATAGTAAGAACGCCTGGAATACCAGAATCAACATTAAGCGTAATTGAATCACACAACGCACAGTATATCAAAGTATTAAATGAAACAGAAGAAATACCTTCATCATTTGGAGGTTTCCTTGATCCTATAAGATTAAAACAAGAATTATCAGACAGTATAAGACAAAGAAATCCTAACCTTGAACAAGATGAGTTAGACAGAAAATGTACTGAGATACTGGCAGCATTAGAGATACAATTTATGAGACTTATTGCACCGCCTCCACAAGTACAACCAGCAGCACAGATTCCGCCTCAAGAACCAATGGGCGACGATATGGATAGACCTGTGGATGTGGATGATATTACTTCCAATAAAGACAAAGACAAGAAAACATACATGACAACCGAACATTCTGAAAAGAACGTAGAGGAAAAAGTCAAAGTAACCATTGAAACAGATGGCGAAGTAGAAGTAGGTAAAGCAGAAGCAAAAACTGAAGTAGCACCAACAACTGAAGCACCAGCTAAAGAAGAAGTTGCTAAAGAAGATGTTTCTGACAAAGTTGCCGAAAGAATTGAAAAATCCAATTCTGAAACCCTTAAAGCAGTTATTGAAACTGTTAAAGAGAATTGGAATCCAAAATCTGAAGTAGCAGAATCAACTGACTCAGGTTATGTTGAAGAAGCATTTACTGAAGAACAAGGACAAGCCTTCATGGATAAACTCTTTGAGACAGGCTATAACAAATTAGTCCTTGAAAAAGAAGGATGGATTGAAACACACTCTATCCAGAAACAATCTGGAAACGGAGAGGTTCAAGAAGCAGTTTCAACATCAGGAACTATTCCAGGTGTTAGACAATCTGCAAACATCTCAATTCAAATCGGATCTAAAACTGCAATTCCTATCAGACAGTATGGTCAATTCCAAGCTGTTCCAACAGGACAAAATACTGCAAGATTCTACAGAATCACAGTACCAGATGCAGGAGCAATTACCGAAAGCCCAACTACCGACATCACAGCAGTTACTCACACCCTTACAGCAGTAGATGTTACTTGTAACATCAGAGGCTGGAGACAAGTAGTTGAAAAAGCAAATCTTGAGGACTATCCTGCAAGTTTCCTTAACGCAATTAGAGAAACTGCAAGATTAGAAGCAATCAGAGATGAGCACAAACTAATTCTCCAAGACTTGGCTGCAACAGATCATGACTTTGGTGGCGTTAGTACAGCTCCTTACCACATTGGTGGTAGCGACGGTGCTGCAACAACTAACCCAACAGAAGAAGATGCTGACGGTGAATTTGACGAAGATGGTCTTACTTTCAGTAAGAGATACCTAGAAGAATTAGGACAAGATACCTCTCCAGGTAACTTGATTGCTTTCATCAGCCCAAGAGCTTTTGAATCACTAATTTCTTCAACTTCATTATCCGAATATACCCAAATCGGAAATGCAGGTATTACCAGACTCGGACAAATGGAGAGACTCTATGGTATTGACATAGTTGTAACCAACGAACTTCTTTCAGCAAACAATGCAGACAGAAACTTAGTTTGTGTCAAAGGCAAATCATTTGCACTTGCATCACAAAGAAAGATGGAAATTGAGTTCCAAAAGAACGTCGCAGGACAATACTGGGATATTGTTTGGACTCACAGAATTGGTGTAGACATCCTCGATCCAAATACATACATCATAGTTTCTACTGTAAACGCATAGAACTATACTTTTATTTTTTTTTACTTCTATTTATTCTAACTTCATACATTTTTGTATGGATGTCGAAGCTCGCATATTCGAGAAGCTAGACAAAATAGAGGACAGGCTTAACGATTTGTGTGTAAGAATAACTTCTATGGAGAACGAGTACAATTCTCACATATCAGACATGGAAAAGAAACAGGCAAACAAACTAAGACGTAGAGATTACATACTTGCAATCATGGCAATAGGTCTTACAGTTATTGAAGTTTGCAGAACTTTAGGCGTAATCTGACAATAATGGTTATATAGTATCAGATAAAGCAGTTGGTATGGCAGGAAATCTAAGATATTATGGTCTTGGTGCATATACAGGCTTAGTAGCCTTATGGACAGGAATGGGTCAAATCCCATTAGATCAAAATACAGCTATCGCTTTGCTTGCACCTGTAGCAATCTTAATTGGTGCAGATTATGCAAAGCACAAAAATGACAACTCAGAATAGGGGTTAAATACCTTATTTCTTATTTTTTTATATGATTAACTTCCATACCAATGACATCAACAAAGGATTTGTAAAAAGCACAGTATGGAATACGTTGGCACATCTCAAAGTCTATAACATAGGCAAATGGCTACAGAAATGGGATATACATATTTGGGATTTGAAAGACACCAATCCTCAGTTCTTTGAACACATAAACACAACATCAGGTCAGAAGATCAATCCAGATATGCCAAGCGGTGTGACAGGTAAATTCAGAATTGACCTGTATCTTCATGACTCTCGCAACATATTCAAACTAAGAGAGAACAGTGACAGAATACAGCATGAGATATGCCATGCATTACTGATCGGAACTCCTCATTTTGTATCTGGAGTACATGACAATGTAAACAACAGATTCACAGTAAACTATTGGTATTGGGATAGATTTAAGTACACTAAATTCACATTATCTATAATTGACATCAGACAATATCTTTAAAGTAGGAGTAGGGATAAACTACTTTGACGATACTGAAGGACTAATAAAAATTTTAACAAATGATACGGTATATGACTATATAACCAAATTCTATGTAATTGATGGAATTTATGCTGGAAGAAAAGACAAGCAGGAATCAGATTCAAAGTATCTCAAGGACCTACAGAACATCTATTCCAAGATACATATCGTTGACATGAATAACAAGACTCAGATTGAGAAAAGAAACAAGTATTGGAGCTTGGCAAAAAAGGACAAGATGGACTATATGATAGTCTGTGACTCTGACGAATATATGGACATAAATCCAAAGGTCTTTGACAGTTCGTTACGAACTATACAGGACAGACCTGAAAAGTGCTATCCTATCAAGCAGCATATGGTAGGCATAACCACAATGAGCAGACCACGACTGTTCAAAGCACCATTCACATTCAGGCACTTGCAGAGTGAAGATACAATATCTCATGGCTCTTTGTATGAAAAAGACGGCACAGAGATTATTGCACAAATGTACGCATGGTTTAAGGACCACCCAAAAAGAGAGATTAACAGTGACAATCAGTCAGGCGTAGACGGAATAGAGATGTGGCATGACAAGGAATATAGAACTAAGGAACGAATAATAGCAGACAGGGTGTACTATGACACCAATCCTAATAGATAAAAAAAGGGGGTTAAAGCCCTAAGCTTTGTATGATATAGTCAAATTCTTTCTCAAATGACCTATCTTCTTCTTGTTTGTGTACTGTAACTGTACCGTACATTGAGGTACTAATTTGGTACAAATTCTCTAAATATCTGTTTGCGTGTCTAATCCATTCCAAACCTAGATCAAGCATAAAAATTTGTGACATAAATACTTCTAATGATTGAAGTCTATATAACAATTATTATGACAAAGTACGGTTCTACTGACGAAATGGAGAAACTTGCATGGGGAGGAACTAAATCCAGTACACCTGCAACGGTAACGTCAGTACAGAATACGGTAACTGATGTAATTAATCTAATATTAAACAGGAATACAGATTTTACTACTGTACCTACTGCCATAGACTCAATAGCAAACCTAGCAGGTTCAGAGATACTAAGATATTTAGGCTCAAGAACAGCTTTGAGCACAATGCAGATTTATGACATGGTAAAAGTATTGTTAGGATCTTACATGAATCAGACTCCAGCAGATCAATCACGCTGGGGTCATGTTTGGTACTCATAATGGCAGTAACATTCACAAACTTAGTAGGATCAAGAGAAAATCTTGACAAGACCATAGCAGACTTGTTGTCTGACAACTGGACAGCATCTAACATTACAGGTACAATAACTCCGTATTTTTCGTCTGATACAGATGAACCTGATCAACTTGCTAGACCTGACGGTACTTTTGTAAATGAAGTTAGAGTAAATTACGTAGCAAGAAGAAAATTTGAGGAGCAAGATTTTGAGATAAACGGAGATGATAAACACGCTTGGGTATGTGTTTGTTTTATAGAGGTACAAGCAGAGTCATTACAGGTTCTATTGGACATGGAAGATGAAGTGCATAGAATCCTATGGGAATACAGACCTAACGGTTCAACCAGGCTAAACAAGAGTGACGGAAATCCCTCAGAAGTAGCATTTTTTCAAGAATCAGAACCTACATTTGATAGAATCGAACCTGATGATGAAGTAGATCAAACACCTACTTCACAAGCAGAACTCAATATGGTCTACTTTAAGATAAAAACTTAATACTTCTTTATATCAAATTTCTTTGTAAAGATAACATGGTATCAGCACACAATGTAACAACTAAACAAGATATAGTTAAGGAATTACAATTTGTAACAGAAGGAGACTCAGTATCTAATGCAGCATTATACGGTGTAACACCAAACTCATCAACATTTGCCCTAGTAGGAAATAATACAGAAATTAGTATTAATCCAGACGTTCAGCATATGGATGTCAATGTATTAGGATCTGAAGATATTATTGATGCAGTTAAGACACAATCATTATACGCATTTACACTTAGAAACAATCCTGTAGACTTGACACTATGGAAATATCTGTGGAACAGTTCAGGAACAGGAGCATTATCCCCAGACAGTTCATTATCTTTTACTTATTCATTTAACCTAGACGGAACAGAATATTTCCAACACATGAGAGGATGTAGACCAACATCAGGAACTCTCTCAATATCAAGAGGTATGTGGGAACAAAACATGACATTTATTGCAAAAGACATTACAGTACCAGCAACATCAACAGGAGACGGTGGAACACCTGTATATCAAACTTCTGAAACATCATCATCCCCAATAGTTCACTCTGACGGTGGAGGTGATCCTTTCACTTGGAACAGTGTAACATACGGAGAACGTTCATTCTCAACTACAGTAAACAGAAACATGGCAGTTATGGCAGTAAACGGAGAGAATGACATTACTTATACAAAAGCAACAGACAGATCAATTACATTTACAGCAGACGTATTCTCTGGAACAGCAAGCAACGAAACTGCTATGTACACAGACTATGAAGCCAAAAACGCAAGAGCAGCAAGTTACAAATTCAATTCAACTGGACCTGTAACTTTAACATATGCAAACGCAATTATCACAGACTACTCACACACTCATGCAGCAGGTTCAGCAGATGCACTCATTGAATCCATTACTGCAAGAGCAGAATCCTGTACTAACCTATAAGTTTAAATACTAAACATTTAAATAAGGGTTATGGTTTTATTTTTAAACTTAGAGAAAAAAGCATGGATTATTAAGGATTTAAAAATTCCTGTTATAGAAGATGTACCAATGAAAGATTTGTTATGGTTTAGGAATCAATCAAAAGAAGGAGAAAAATTAAAAAATAATGAAAATGCAACAATTACAGAAGGATTGGAGTTTGACGAAATATGGTGGGAAAAAACCTGTCAAATTGGTCTAGGCAAATCAATGGAAGAAATAATAGATACAGGTATTTCTGAAAAAGACTTTAGAAGTTTAATGCAGGAGGTATATAATTTTTTAATAATATTTTCCACGATAGAAGAAGTCAAGCAATCAGGTATGTACGATCAAGAGACTCAAAAGAAAGAAAGCAAGCAATAGAGGATTATCCAGAACTTGTTGAAAAAGTACCTGTTATTAATTTAGTAAGAGCAGGATTAGGAACATTTACTGAGGTCTTAGAATTAAAAGACAAGTATGGTGTAGAATACTTGAGTGAAATTGCAGAAATACTTTCCATATTCAACCAAGAGGATGAATTAGATAGTAGGAGAAGATAATGGCAAAAGGAAAAATAACACTAATAGGATGGGATAAAGTAAAAAATGATTTTATAGCATGGGCAGATTCTCCTAGACCTGCATTAAAATCATTTATGGCAGTAATTGAATCAACAACTTTAAAGTTGTTATATGATAATACGCCTGTAGATACAGGAGAATTAAGAAACTCTTGGACCGTATTAGAAAAAAATGATTCAGTATTAGAGATAGGCGTTACAAATGATCAAGAAGAAAAATTATTTTGGGTAGTTAATGGCACTCGAAGTACACCTCCTAACAATTTTATGCAGTTAGTTGATTCTTCAGTAAATAACTTAATTTCTAACGCATTATCTCAGAAATTAGTTGAAAAACACAGATTTTGGCGACCAATAGCAGGCAAGGTAAACATTACTAGTACAGTAGGTCTTACAGGCACAACATATAACAAAAGAAGAAGTAGAGGTAGATCAAGTATAGTTAGACCAAGAACAGGTAGATTGGCAACCAGAGTCAGAATTGGTAGACGTAGAAGTACAAAAGGATTGGGTAATGAGTTCTTCAAAGATATTAAAATTGGTAAAAAGTAAATACTTCTCTATATCATTTTTAAGGACATAATATCATGGTAGACGGAGGTAAGATTACTCTTAGAATAGAAGTAGATGCTAAAGAATTTAAACGACTTATGAAGGGTTCTACGCAGGATCTAACAAAATTCAAACAGCAAGTAGATAATACAACACCTGCCATGAATAAGTTAGGAGATACTGCAACAACTACGGCAGTTAGATTTCAAACTTTAACTCAAGGTACTATCAATTTAGTTACATCATTTACACAGGCTTATACTTCCATATCAAACTTACAAAAGGCAAAAACTTCATTACAGGCATCAGCAGTTGGTGTAGAAAGAGCAATAGATTTGCAGAGAAGAAAGCAGTTTATGCTCAACGAAGAAATGAAAAAAGCAGCACCAAATATGAAAAAGGTGGAATTACTTACCAATGAGTTAGCAACTGCTCATGACGATTTAGCAGTTAAACAGCAAAGAGTAAAAGACCAGGCAGATCAAGTAAATGATACTTACATATTGTTTGGATTAAATATTGCAAACGTAGGATTCTCAGCAGTTCAAACAGGTGCATCTATGATACAAATGACAAAAGGAATAAAACTTGCAACTGTAGCATCAACAGCATTTAATGTAGTAACTAGCAAGTACACATTAATTGCATTAGGAGCAATAGTAGTATGGGAAGGATTAGCACAGGTAATCAAAATATTTAATAAAGATTTGGGAGAATCAATATCTATTATTAGTAATGTCACTAAATTAATGGATGAGTTTACAGGAGCATCAGATATTACATTAGATCACTATGATAGTAAAATTGGCGGTGTAACACAATCAACTACAGACTTTGAAGATAGTTGGAAATCAATGACAAAGACCGTTCAACAAGAAACTACTGCACAAACTGACTTAGTAAAACATTGGGAAAGACAATACAAAAGATCAGTAGCAAACATACAAATTGAAATGGGTAGGCAGAAGCAAATAACTAGTGGCACAACAGGAGGTACACAGGTAAAAAATAGTCAAGCCCAACAGGGCGTTGAAGCAAAAATTCAAGAAACTGATAATAAAATAGATGCTGTATTAAAATATTTAACGCATAGTGGACCATTAAGTATGCCTGCTGTTGCTGCTGAAGAACAA